AAAGCTCCGGTAACTGCGCGCGCCCTTTCCAGCATGCTCAAACGCATGCCCGACACGCTCACGGGCAAGCGCGATCGTGCGCTCTTGCTCCTCGGCTTCGCGGCCGCCTTGCGCCGATCCGAGCTCGTCGCGCTTAACCTCGCCGACCTCGAGCGCACCGACGGCGGCGTGCTCATTCACATTCGCCGCTCGAAAACCGATCAAGAGGCGCACGGCCATGTCGTTCCTATCCCGCGCGGCGGCAAACTTCGCGTCATTGAAGCTCTGGACGCTTGGCTCGCGGCCGCCGGGATCGATGATGGTTTTGTATTTCGGCCGATCCGCAAAGGCGGATCTCTACAGGTCACGCCGCTAACCGATCACGCGGTCGCGCGGATCATCAAACGCCACGCCAAGGCCGCCAAACTCGATCCGGATCAATTCTCCGGGCACTCGTTGCGCGCCGGCTACGTCACCGAGGCGCTCGCCAACGGCGCCGACGTCTTACGCGTCATGGACCAAACCCGGCACACGAGCGTGCAAACCCTGAAAGGGTATGACCGCCGCGCGCGCGCGTTCAAAGACCATTCCGGCAAGGGTTTTCTATGAAATATTGGGTCATCCGGCACGACCTCGTCGACAGTTACCTCGGTCGCCACCACGTGCCCGGGCGGCGATGGGATAAATTCGAGGACGCGCAGCGGTTCGGCACCAAAGAGGCCGCCGTCATGGCGGCCGACGTGCTGTTCGCCGGCGCCTGCAAGGTGCTCGAGGTCACGGACGAATTGCCCGAATACCTCACGCCGCCCGAGACGTTGACCGAATGGTATCGCCAGCGGCTCGAGCATCACCTCGCCCACCAAGCGCAGCACCGGCAAGGCATCGACGCATGAGCGACCTCCTCCTCGCGGTGCTGTTGCAAATCCAGATGATCGCCGATTTCACGCTGCGCGCCGGCTCGCCGACCGAGCGGCTTGAAATCATCACCGCCTTGCGCACCGCCTTGCGCCGCCTCGAGGGCCGCCTTCCATGAAAAAAGATTTCATGCGCCGCGTCCCGAAGTCGATCCGGGTCGGTCCGTATGATTTCCGCGTGCGCCTCATGTCGCAAAAGGAAGCGATCGGGCAGGAAGCGTTCGGCATGTTCTCGCAGGCCGAAGGCGTGATCTCTTTGCAGGAAGCGCCCACCTCGACGATCCTCGCCGTCGACACGCTCATGCACGAGATTTCGCACGCGATTTTTTGGGCCTATCACATTTCCGATCACGACCGCGAGGAGCGGATCGTGTCCATTTTCGGCACCGCATGGGCCGCCGTGTACCGCGATAATCCCGGCCTCTTGTCGTGGATCGCCGAGGGCGTCGGCCATGTCTGACCTCTCGTGGTTCGGCTCGTTTCTCGTCGTCGTCGGCGTGATTATGCTCGGCCTGCACAAGCGGCCGCCGGGCGGCCCGCCGAGCCGGCCGACGCTCCACTGATATCGCCGGCGATATCATGGAGCTCGAGACCCTCAAGGCCTTGTGGGCGATCCATTGCCAATGTGTCGCGTGGGCGCTCGTGGCGCCGAAGGCCTATGCCGCGCAGGCCGAGCGCGAAGCCCGATGGGCGCTCAATAATTTCGAGTGGGCCGTCGAGGACGGGATCCGCAAAGCCAACGCCGCCTTGACGGCCGCGCGCCAGGATTGCGAGCGCCGCAACGGCCTCGAGCCGTGAGGGCGGCCTGTGGACAGGTGTTCACGGCGCCTTAAGCCCGGCCTCTAAAATAGAGCGAAATAGACCGCATGAAGGGTCAAAAGACCGGCGGCCGCACCCGCGGCACCCGAAATAAAGTCACGGCCGAGGTCAAGGATCTCGCCCGGCGCTACAGCGACGAGGCGATCCGCACGCTGGCCGATATCATGCTCGACGGCGAGGTGATCCTCGATCGGTTCGGGATCGAGAGCCCGCGCACGCCGGCCGCCGCCCGGGTCGCGGCCGCCAAAGAGCTCCTCGATCGCGCCTATGGCAAGGCGCCCCAGGCGATCACCGGCGAGGACGGCGGCGCCGTGAAGGTCGACCAAGAGATCACCATCCGTTTCGTGCACGCGAATGCACCTCGAGATCCCGGCGGCGTTTGATTTCCTCTTTGACCCGCCGCTCGGATCGGTGCGCTACCGCGCAGCGTTCGGCGGTCGTGGCTCGGCGAAAAGCCATTCATACGCCAAGGCGCTCCTCGTGCACGGCCGCCGGCGCAAGCTTCGGATCCTGTGCGCCCGCGAAGTCGAGAAATCGATCAAGGATAGCTTAAAGCTCCTCCTCGACGATCAGATCAACGCCATGGGGCTCGGTGCCTCGGGCTCGGGGTTTTACCGCTCGCTCGAGACCGAGATCCGCGGCGCGAACGGCACGCTGTTCATGTTCGGCGGGCTCCTCTCGCACGTCGCGAGCTCGCTCAAGTCGAAGGAAGGCCTCGACATTGCGTGGCTCGAGGAAGCCGCCGCGGTCTCGAAAAAAGGCCTCGAGATCCTCACGCCGACCCTGCGCAAAGACGGCTCGGAAATTTGGGCGACGTGGAACCCGGATAGTCCGAAAGACCCGATCGACGCCATGTTTCGCGGAAAAGACGGGCCGCCCTCGCGCTCGATCGTGCGCCGCGTCAATTGGAATGATAACCCGTGGTTTCCGAGCGTGCTCGCCGCCGACATGGCCGACGACAAGCGCCGCGACCCGGATAAATACGCGCACGTTTGGCTCGGCGAATACCGCCAAAACTCGGAAGCCCGGGTTTTTCACAATTGGCGGATCGAGGAATTCGAGACGCCGAAAGACGTGCAAAGATTTTACTTCGGCGCCGATTGGGGATTTAGCATCGATCCGACCGTGCTCGTGCGCTGTTTCATTCGCGGCCGCGAGTTGTTCATCGATCATGAGCTCTGGAAAGTCGGCCTCGAGATCGACCACACGCCGGCGTTTTTCGAGCAAATGCCCGGCGCGAAGCTCTGGCCGATCACCGCCGATAGCGCCCGGCCCGAGACGATCTCTTACATGCAACGCCGGGGCTTCCCGAAGATGACCGCCGCTAAAAAGGGCGCCGGATCCGTCGAGGAAGGCGTCGAGTTTCTCAAAAGCTTCGACCTCGTCGTGCACCCGCGCTGCGCCAAGCTCGGCGACGAGCTCGCGACCTTCTCTTACAAAACCGACCGGCTCACGGGCGAGGTGTTGCCCGTGCTCGACGACAAGCCCGGAAAGCACGTCAACGTGATCGACGCGCTTCGCTATGCCGTCGAAGGCATTCGCAACGCACCGCACACGTTCAAGGTTGAGGAACTTCTCATTTGACCGATCTCGTCGCACAGGAAAGCGCCATCTATAAAGCGCAGGCCGAGGCGTGGGCGCTCCCGCGCGCGCTCATGGGCGGCACGCGCGCCATGCGCGAGGCCGGCAAAACCTATCTGCCGCAAGAGCCGGCCGAGAGCGATCGCGCCTATCAAATTCGGCTGCGCCGCTCGACGCTGTTCAACGGCTATGAAAAGACCGTCGGCGACATGTCGGCCAAGGTCTTCGCGAAGCCGATCGCTTTAGGGGACGACGTCCCCGGCGAGCTCGCCACGTGGGCCGAGAATATCGACCTCGCGGGCCGCAACTTGCAGGTCTTCGGGCTGCACGTGCTCGCCGACGCCATGCAGGCCGGTATCGGGTTTTTGCTCGTCGACATGCCGACGCCGCTCAAGGCCGAGGATCTCGGCCGCGAGCCGACCCTCGCCGACGAGCAAAAGGCCGGCGCCCGGCCCTACCTGTGCCACGTGCGCGCCGAGGATCTCATCGGGTTCAAGAGCGAGACGATCGCCGGCGTCGAGACCGTGACGCAAGTGCGGATCCGCGAGTGTGTCGAGGAGGAGGATCCCGACAACCCGTTCGAGAAACGCAAGGTCACTCAGATCAGGGTGCTCTATCCCGGCGGGTTCGAGATTTGGCGCCAGATCGAGGAGCAATGGCGCGTCGTGAGCTCGGGCGCGACCTCGCTCGCCAAGATCACGATCGTGCCCGTGTACTTGAACCGGACGGGGTTTTTCCAGGGTTCGCCGCCGCTGCAAAACCTCGCCGACCTCAACGTCGCGCATTGGCAGTCGGCGAGCGACCAACGCAACATTTTGCACGCCGCAAGGGTGCCGATCCTTTTTGGCAGCGGCATTCCCGAAGACGCGCCGCCGGTCCAGATCGGCGCCGCCGCGATGACGAGGAGCTCGGACCCGCACGCAAAGCTCGTGTTCGTCGAGCATAGCGGCGCCGCGATCGGCGCCGGCCGGGATGACTTGAAAGACCTCGAGGCGCAAATGCAGGCGCTCGGGCTCGAGCTCGTCATGCCGAAATCCGGCTCGGTGACGGCGACGGGCGAGGCGCTCGACGCCGCGGCGATGAATGCGCCGCTGGCGATCATGGCGCAGGCCTTGCAAGACGCGCTCGAGGCGGCGTTCGGGCTCATGGCCGAATATGCCGGGCTCAAGGGCAACGCCGACAAGCTCGGCGGCTCGCTCACCGTGAACAAGGATTTCGGGGTGTCCATGCGCGACGCCGCCGACCTCACGGCCTTGCAGTCGGCGCGCAACGCCGGCGACATTACGGCCGAGACCCTGTTGCGCGAGTTCAAGCGCCGCGGCGTGCTCTCGGATGAGGTCGACCCGGAAACCGAGGTCGAAAAGGCCAAAGACGACATGCCGCTTGGCTTCATGCTGCAAAAGGAAGCCGCCGACGCCAAGGCCGACAACGACGACGAGGACGACCCGATCGAGGACGACGGCGGCCGGTTCGCCTAGTCGTCGAGCGCGAGCGAGATCGCGATCGAGCGCGTGTAAGCCCGCACGAGCTCTTGCAGGGCGCCGTTCGCGTTCATGCTCTCGGCGACGAGCATCTTGGTCTCGAACCCGTCGGCGCGCCAGTTCACGACGCGATAGGTCTCGACGTCGTGCGCGACGATCGCCGCCGGCGGAAATTCGAGCACCTCGACAAACGGCACCGGCGCCCGGATCGGCACCCGCCACGTCGCGCCGTGTACCGAGAGGGTTTGCCACGGCACTTCGACCCATTGACCGGCGGCCCGGCCGCCGACGCACAACAATTTCATAGGCTCCTCGCATG